TGGTATTTTGTACAAGCTCGTTGGAATATAGTAGGAGCTAGATATATTGAGATTAAAAACACCATAGAACTCAAATACTCCATTATGCACCGCATTGCTCGACATTCGCCAGGAGTAATGACCTCTTGGTTTGACGTGGCCGTATATGCCGGAGCCAGTGCGGTTCTCCTATTCTCTGTTGGAAAAATGTTACAAATGTTCTTTCGTGATTCCACTTTGGGTCAATCTGTATCTGAGGTAGCCCAAGAAGTAGTAGCCAAAACTATGGGAACCGAATTAGGAACTAATTTGTATCCAGATGTAGACATGGCCGTGAGGAAGGCCTTCACCCCAACCCAGTGGGCGGGTGTTGAATTACCTCAGAGCCAGGAATATTGTGGAGAGATTGATACTCGCACTACTACCGACGAGATGATGTTCAGAATTATAGAGAAAAATTTGGTTAGTGTGCGATTTATCAGAAAAGATGCGCCTACCGAAATTTGCAACGGTCTATTTGTGACTAGCAATATCTTAATGATTCCAAAACACGTAGTCATTGCTGAAGATCAACCTTTAGTTATACAGAGGCACGATAAGTTGTTGAATTCGGTTTTGACTACTAGGGTTTCCAACGCCATGCGATGGGAATCCCCTAGTACCGACTTGGCTTTTATTTCTGTGTTGGCATCAGGAGATTATAAGAATATCAGTAAATATTTTCCCGTGCAGCATTTTCCCACCACTCCTGCGCAAGTTTTGTACCGTACCCCTAATGGGAATGTAACGAAAACGTATACCAAGGCCTCACCGGAACCAGAAATTTGTGTTGCTGGTGTGAGCCCTTATGCGGGCCATACATACCACTTGGAATATGACACTTTCAAGGGGTTATGTGGCGCTCCGCTGATCTCGTTGGGTACGAATAAATGCTTAGTGGGTGTACACTTAGCAGGAAGAACACCTAAAGATACCTTTGGAGCTTGTTCTATTATCCTCCAAGATGAGGCGTTAATGGGCATACACTATTTACGCAATATTCCCTCTCTACAAAAATCCTTATCCGTAGAAGCGGGTGATGATATTAACTTTGAGACTACCGTAGCGGGGAATAAGGTCTTATCCAAGGGCGAAGTGCATTACAAATGTCCTACTAAACATCTGCCTTTATACACCGACATGGAAGATAGGCAAATAGAGGTGCTCGGATCTTGTTTTGAGGCCTCCACTTTTAGATCAGAAGTTCGTATGTCGTTGATATCGCATGATGTCGAGCGCATTATGGGTTGTCCCCAACTGTGGGGGCCTCCTAAGGCAGAGTTTGAAACCGAACCTTATTATAAAGCCCTAGCGGGATATGGTAAGGCTTCTCTTGGCCCGTCACCGAAAACCCTCGAAATGGCTATCATTGATTACACTACTCCATTATTGGAGGCTACTGCGGAATTTACTAGACATGTTCCTATGGTTCCATTAACACCAGAGGAAACTATGGGTGGAATCTATGGACGAAGGTTTATTGACCCTATGCCTCGTAGTAAATCTTGTGGATATGGTTTTAAGAGTAAATTGTCCGCACATTATGAATTACTAGATGGAGTTGCGGAACTTAGTGACACGCTCCAACAGGAGATTGATGCAGCGATGTTGTGTTATCGTCAGAATAAGAGATATAATTTCAT